TCATCATCAAAGTATGGAACAGTTGTTGACCTGCACCACACATGGAAAGGTGGTGCTGTGACACCAGGTTGAAAGTCCTTCATAGGGAAGTGCTTTCCATCCATTTCCCTGCAAATATCAGAAGTGTGACTGTCCAGTGTTGCGACAATCTCAAATTCTTCCACATCCAGGTCATTGAATGCATCCTTCTGTGCAGCAGAAGAAATGAATGCCTGTTCAGTCATCACAAGTCTTCCTGCCTGATATTTTGCATTTTTGGTCTTGTCCTGCAAGTATTTGGTCATGGACTTGATTGCTTCATCAGGTGCTTTTCCCTGGATGACTGTTCTTGTCATCTGCTGATGCAGTTCATTAACCATTGATGTCTTTGACTGCCACACCCTGTCTGAAAAGGTCTTTCCATCTGTTGCCCAAGGATTGCTGATGACCTTTTGCAGCTTCCTTTCATCAATCTGTCCTATCTCCCAACCAATATTGAACCCTTTTTGCACTTCAAAACATGTGTGATAATATCCTGACTGGTAAAGTTGTTTGACCATACCATCCAGGGAATCAAGTTCATTTCCAAAAGCAACTTCCAATTGTTGCTGTGTCCGAAGTTTCAATGCTTCCAGTCTGCTGATATGAAACCTTGCAGATGCATTTTCAAGTTCCTTCATCCACTGTCCATCAATTGCATTCTGCTGACCATACTTGATGTATTCCTGCACATCCCACTGCAATTCTTTCAGTTCAGCAGCAGACAACTGTTTTCTTGCTTCTGCCATGGTGATTCCATTGTTGTTTGCATAACGCATATACCAGGATTCAATCTGACCTTGAATCTGTCTTTGTGCTTTGTCAAATGAAGGTTCTATCTGATGAAAGGTGTCCTGTGCATATTGATTTTGGGAATTTTCCAGGTCTGAAAATCGTTTCTGCCAATATGCTGATGATTTCTTTGCCATTATTCATCACCTTCACCTTCCTGACTTTCTTTATCAGGAACATTTGAACCAGGATTGAATCCAAGTCCATATTCTTCCATGTTCTTTTGTTTCTGTTCTTCCAGTCTTTCCATTTCAGCCTGTGGGTCATCAACCCATGGATGCTGTGCAACCAGTGTTTCATCACTGATGATGCCAACAGACTTGCTGATGTTGTCAATGACTTCACCTTCATTCAGCATCATATCCCTGTTGAAGATGATTTCCACTTCCTCACCTTCAAAGTCACCCATTCCAACATTGAAAAGGTGCATATTCAAGAACCACAACAGGTCTTCAAAAGATGCCTGATATTCTGTTTCCATTCCATTTGCATCCAGGTCAATGTCAGAATACATGGACTGAATGTTCATCTGATTTGGACTTCCTGACATTCTGTCATCCTTTGCATCATATCCCATTGCATTTTCAATGATTGCCTTTTTGAACAGTTCAATGATTGCTTTGTAATTTTCAGCATTGACTTCAACCTGCAATGTCCTGACATCACCGCCTGCACCATCAACTGTCCTGACTTTCACTGCACCATATGTTGCAAGGTTTCTTCTGAATTCACCAAGATTTTCACCATCATAGTTGACTACAACCAGGATTGTGTTTCTTGGGTCTTCTTCCATCTGATTTTGGAAGTTGGATTCAATCAGATTCAAACCATCCTGCAAGGACTTCACCATCTTAATCAATGGGATTTCCTTGTTGTTATATTTGAATGGAATCAAAGGAATCTTTGTCCAGTTGAATCCCTGGTCTTCAATGCTGAAATATGGAAGATGCTGTTCACCATCAGGAATAAGGCTTCCACCATCAGTCAATTCAAAATAGGACACACCTGATTCATCATAGACTTCAACCTTTTGAATGATTTTTTCAGTGTTTCCAACATATCCAACCACTTCATAAATTCTGATGAAATATTCCAATTCAGTATGTTCAGCATCCTTCCACCCTGGGATGATTTCCCAAGGTCTGAACCGCTTGAAGATGAACTTTCCATTTTCATCATACATGGGGAACAACCAACCTATTCCACAATTTAGTGAATCTTCACCGACTGCTTTCAATGTTCGCATGAACTTTTTATTCAAGAACTGTTTCAGAACCTTCACATAAGCATCATTGTCACAATGAATGGTGAATGGTTGTCCTAACAGATAGTTGGATTTCTGAATGACCATCTTTTTATACTGATTATCAACAATTCTGTTGTTTGGAAGATTTTTGACAACTTCCAGGTCACCATTTTTTCCAATGACTGTCCTTTCCCTTGTCAGGATGTCATGACAACCATCAAAATATTTTTCACCATCAAGCATTTCTTTTCTTCTCTGTGACTGCTTGAATCTATTGATTTCTTTCACAATGAACTGTTCATCTGTCAATTTGGATGCAGCATTGACATTGACCAGTCTTTCAAGTTTTGCTTTGAAAGAATCAGCAAAATTGAACATCATTCTTCACCACCTTTCTGTCTGTATTATGTAGCACCAACTTTTTCAAATGCTGCTGCCATCTTTGGGAACTGGTATGCAATCCAGTCCACTATTTCTTCATTTATTCCCCATGAATCAGCACCAAGACCTGATTCAAACAAAAAAGCATGTACCAGTTCATGTCTGATAACCTGCTTCTTGTATTCATCCAGGTCAGCAAGTGAACCAGGGGAATCCTTGAAGGTGTCAATGACAATCTGCTTTGTGGAATGGTCACAATATCCATCATTTTTTTCAAGTTCAATATCTTCCAGTTTGTCAGACTGTGTGATTGTGTATTTTGTTCCCAAGACATCAACTGTCATTGTTTTTCACCTTCCTTTCATATCAATCAAAACTGAATGTGTCAGGCATCAGGATTTTGCTGACACCATAACGCATTGAATCCATACCATGTGAAAATTCATGGTCAGGCTTGTCTGTTGGTTTTCCATCTTTGTCCTTTTCCCAACAGTAATTCTGTATTTCTTTCTTGAATTCAGGACAATTCTTTTCATGTACTATGATTTCATAGTTCTGAATCAACTGTATTCCATGATTGACTGAATCCTTTCCCTTCCTGGAAGGTTCAGCCTTGATTCCTTCTTCCTGCAATTCTGCAATAGACTTTGGTTCAGCAGAATCACAAACAATCCTTTGTCCACCATATCCCTTGTCTTTGATTGCCTGTGCAATGATTTTGTTGGTCACACCTGTTTTGTACCATTCATCAAAGACATATATCTTCATGTTGGTGTTATCCACCATTTCACACACAAAAGCATTTGGGTCAGTGAAACCAAAGTCAAGATTGAATGCTGCTTTGATTCCTAGGATTGCTCTGACTGCATCAATGTCAAAATCTTCAAATCTGACCTTGGTGTATATCAAACCTTCTGCAATGCCCCATTCACCATCACCTTCAATTCTGTATCTTCTTGGATTGTTTACCTGCATCTTCAAGAAGATGTTCCTGTCTGCATCATCCAACCATTCATTCTGTTTCCAGGTTGTTGTCTTTGTGAAGATGTCATCATCCGTCACATCAAAGAATCTTGCTTTCAACCATGATGTTGCTGACCAGGGATTGAATGTCAATGTTATCTGTTTGAAATAGCCATCAGGAACTTCACCACGAATGGACATATCCAGTTTGTTGAAATCATCTTCATTTGTGATTTCATATGCTTCTTCAATCCATACAAAACAAAGAACACCATAATCAACTGAAATTGATGTGATTTTCAAGCCATCATCAAGACCCCTGAACAGAATCTTCTGCCCTGTTGACTTCCTGATTATCTGCATAGGTGAAACAGTGCATTCAAAAAAGGCATCCAAACCAAGTCTGTGAATTGCCCATTTCAAATCTGAATAGACAGAATCACGCAAGGTGTTTGAATACCTTCTGACACAAAGACCATTTGCAAGTGGATATTCCATAATTCTGTGAATCATGTTCAATGCAGTTGTCTTTGACTTCTTTGAACCTCTGCTGCCCTTACACACTCTATATCTTTTCTTGGTGTTCCAAAAGTCAGCATAATTTCTTCCAACTGTTTCTTGAAGTGAAATTCTCATGTTGCATCACCTATTCTTTCAGGTCATTTACAATAACAACTGGTTCAACTTCAAGATTCACATTATCCTTGAAAAGACCATATCTTTTTCCAAGCAGTTCAGCAGCTTTCAGTCTTTCCTTTTCATCAGGTGCTTTGTCCATCCTTCTTGCAGAAGAACATCCATCACCATCACCTTCAATCACCACTATTTCAGCAATTGATTCACCACGCAAAACAGATGTCAGGTATTCCATGACTTCCTTTGCATCAGCAATCTTTTCAGAACTGATTTTTTCAAGTTGTTCATCAATATATTCCTTGACCTTAGCAATTCTTAGCAATTTAGCAGCACACACCGCAGCAGAACTGTCCTTCTTTACATTTGGATATGCAGCTTTGTATGCCCTGGTTGCATTGCAGTCAATCAAATATTCATCACAAAACTTTTTTTGCTTGTCCGTCACTTACCTTTCACCTGCCTTTCTTCCTGAAATAAAAAAGACACCCTCTTTCAAGGATGTCTTATTGACCTAACATTTCATGTTATATTTTAATATAACATGATAGTGGGTTTCAAGCGGACTGTGGCAGGAACTTTTCTTCAAACTCATTTAATGCTGCAATATGTAATTCCTTCACATAGTCATATGAAAAATGCATTGCTGATGCAGTCTTTTTCAGGCTCATTTCGTCAACATAGACATGATTCAGAACATCCTGGTGTTTCTCATTGCCTAATTGATGGATTTCATTGATGATTTTCACCCTGATATTGACAAGCCTGGTCTTCATTTTATCAAGCACCTGTTCTTCTTCATCTATCTGACAGATTATCTTTGCAAAGCTGTCAGGTTCATGGGAAGTCTGCACCCTTTCCTTGTCATAACTGATTCCTGCAATGCCTAAAGAATCTTTCAGTCTTTGAATATATTCCTGTTGTTTTCTGATATGGTTGTTTTGTTCTTTTATCTGCAACAAATATTCCTTTGCTGTCACTTATCATTCACCTTCTTTCTAATTCAAGAAGTCAACATCTTGAATTCAACATCAAGAATTCAAAAAAATCCTTTGTTTTCAAGGCTTTCAAGACTTTTTAGCCTTGAAAAATTCAAGATATGATGTCTTTTTACTATTATAATTATTTTTTAAGGAATCATTAAAATTTAATGATTTCATTCTCTTATATATCCTTAATTAAAAAACATCTTGACATCTTGAATTTTTCAGTATTTTCAAGGCTTTCAGGCTTTGACATCTTGAATTTTATCTTGACTTTTTCATCAGACATCTTGAACTTTTGATGCATACATGTCAGCAGTATGTGTGAACAACACTGACTGATATTTTCTGATTGCCCTGTCATAAGAATCCCATTCATCAGTGACATATGCACCCATGTGAAATCTGATGCACAACATTTCTTCTTCTGTCAGTGTCATCACCTGTGACAGCATCATCACCGACTTGTCACCATGCCCTTTGAACATAGGTGCAGGATTGTAAATCCATTCAGGATTCCTGCTGACAGGTGAACCAGTTCCCATGACAACCACATCAGAAGCATTCTTGTCAATGTAGTCATCCAGTTTGCAGACATCATGGAACATTCCCACAATGTAAGGTGATTCAGGTCTTGACCATGGAATGTCAAACTTCTGTGTCATTTCCACCAATACCTGTGCAACCGCAAGGGAATGTTGAAACAGTCCACCAGTATAATTTCCATGATGGTTGATTGCAGCAGGCTTGACAAAGAATCCTTCCTTCACCAACCAGTCAACCAAGTCAACATTGCAAATTTGTCTACTATCTGCATTCATGAAATCCAGGAACTGATTGATTACATTTTTATCATTCATCATCTTTGTCACCTTCTTCCTTAAAATAAATACAAGATTCAGTTGTCAGCAGCACTGGTGGAACAACATCACCTTGGATGTAAAGATAAACCTTGCCACCATTCTTCTTGATGTTTTCCAAATCTTCTGCATCCAGTTTCCAACAGCTTTCAACACCACTTTCATTGTTATCTACATTTGTGTATTTGGTCACTGGAAGGTCATTGCATCCTTCCAGTGTATAAACTGCATTTGTTGTGTCTGTTTTAATAGGTTTCATATCATTTGAATTCCTTTCCTGTTTTCTTATCCTTAAAGGTGATTCTTCCAACCACTTCAAATCCTGCCAGGTGTGCAGCTTCCCTGATAATGTGCATCAGGTGTCTGATTCTTTTTTCCTGTTCCGATTCTTCTTTGACCAGTTCCTTCATGCCATAGTATGCAGTTGGGTCAGGATAACCTTCACTGTTGTGCTTATTCATCATTTTTCTGAAACTTCACCCCACATTCCTGATAAATCAGTTCTGCAAATTCTTCCAGTGACATGTCACCATTTTGAAAATCTGTATAGACATCAATCATTGCTTCACAAAATTCAGGAAGTCTTTTCTTCATGCCCCAACCATATTTTTCTTTCAGGACTTTCACTGGAATCCCAAGCAGAAGAATCATTGCTGCATCCACCGCCTGTTCAGTTGCTTCCTGTTTCATTTTCTTTATGTCAGACTGCTTCATGTTGAAGACTGGTTCATGAGTAACAGGAAGACCCTTTCTTTGTGCCATTCTTCTTTGCTGTCTGTTCATATTACTTCACCACCAAATCATCAAAGACCACTGGAATCATCTGCTTGAAATCTTCAAGAAGTGGAACTGTCACTTCAAGCATCTGTGGGTGTGGCTTGCCAGTTGTTCCCAAGGCACGAAGTTTGAAAAAATGTCTCCATTCACGCAAGTTTGCAGTCATGACCACTTCTGTCTTCAAACTGTTTGGAAGAACCGCCCTTGCTTCCTGTGGCATAAGCCCAATATCAAGCAGTTTGAAATAAGCATCTTCACATGCTTTCATGGTATCTTTCCATGTATTCCATGCTGCTGACTTATAGTCCAGGTATTCAGGAATGATGAAAGTGATTTCAGAACCAAAGTCATCTTTTGAATAATTGCAGTACCTGGTGGATTCCTGTGCAAAGGATGCAAGTCTGTGTCTGACCAGTTCATGACTGATTCCCCTGTCCACAACAAACTTGACTGTCACTGATGCATGTTCAAGCATTGCTTCATGTCCTGACTTGATAAGGGATGCCACTATCTTTGCAGCAGAACCTTCCTGAATCTTTCCTTCTGACTTGTAACAGGTTCTTGCAACCTGTTCAATTTTTTCCAATATCTTCTGACCATCAAAATCATTATAAATTTGTGTATATGCTTTAATTGCCTGCATTCTGTTCACCTATCCTTTCAAATGTTCTTTCAATTTTCTGTTTCATAATCTGCTGTACATGGTCTTCACATTCCATCAGGTGAATCACCTGGTCAAGAACCAGTTTCACATCTGCCAGTTCTTCAAAAATGTGGTCTTCCAGGTCTTTCACATTCAGACCAGGTGCAACAGGTTGTCCAAGTCCACATTTTCTGTTCCACTTTGCAAGTGCCTGTGTCAGTTCTGCCATTTCTTCAATCAACTGGTTCTGCTGCCCTGCCAGTCCAAAATGTTCTGCCAGTCTGAATCTTGGGTCTTCTTCCTGATAATGCTGCAACATGTTCTGATAGTTTGCAGCTTTGTCCAGGTCTTCCTGACCATTCTTCTGTTCATGTCTGTAATGGTATTTATAAGAATTCAGTTCACAAAATGCTTCTGTTTTCTCATAACCAAACTTGTCAATCATTTCTTCAATGCATTCTTTCCTTCCTGGAATGTTGTAATGTCCAGGATGAATCACATTTGACATTTTCAATCACCTTCCTTCCAGTCAAATTCCTCACCGCATTTTGAACACTTCTTTGGTCTGTACTTATAAATCAAATCAGGATTCCTGACCAAAGGAAAATGAATTACTTCCTTACAATTTGGACAACCAAGGTATGAATCACCCATGAAGTCATCCTGAATCATTGTTGGTTTTACCAAGATACATCACCGCCTTTCTGTATATTTTTAAGATACAATATGAATAAAAAATTTTAGCATGACCCACCATCTGCACCATGAAAAGCACCAACAGGATATTTCCAATCATTCACATAAATGTCATCAGGTGAAAACTGTCCTGTCAGGATTGAATTGATTGCCTGTTTATCATCCCTGCATACACAACTTGGTGTGCATCCAACAAATGATTCCAGGTCTTTCTTATTGTCCAGGGTGAATCCAAGAATTTTTTCATCCTGCTTTAATGCTTCCCATTCATCAGGGAACAGTTCTTTGATTCCTGCAAATAACCTTGGTGTGGAAAAAATGCAGGTCATACATGAACATCTATTCCATCCAACCCTATAACAAGGATGTGGATTCACATGATTTCTTTTCAGGATTTCCCACACATCTTTTTCTGAATAGTCAATGCAACACCGCCACTGGTGGACAATTCTGTGATTTCTCTTTTCAGCATTTGTTCTGTGAATTTCAATTTCATTATATTTTGACCTTCCTGCTGATTCACCCCTTCTTTCTCCTGATACAATCAGAATCTTCTTTTCTTTGTTGGTTTCTTCCAGGTTTGCAGTCACACTGTCCTGGACTGCTGCTTTCAGGTTTCCGCTGCACCATCTTCCTGAATGTGTTCCACCTTTTGCAGGAAACTTGTGTCTTTTTCCACCAAGTTCTTCAAGTTCATGAAGGGAATCCAGGTTGCTGACTATTGAATCAGCAACACATATTTTCAAATAAGCAGAACACCATCTTTTTGAAAGGTCAGGGGATTTTGCAGGGAACTTCATTCTATAACCATATTGTTTCAGAAGTTCTTCCATTTCTTCTGTTGCCTGTTCTTTTATCTCTTTGCATTTCAAATAGTTGGATGACAATTTGCACTGTTTGATTTCACCTGTGTCAGGGTCAATCCATTCAATAGGTTCTGATGCACCTATTCTGTAAAGTTCACCGAAGAATCCATTGACACGATATGAAACACGCAACTTGACACCTTCTGCTTCTGCCAGTGCCTTGACATAGTTTTGTGTGCATTTCCAATCCATTGTTCTTGTTGGATGTCCACCATCAATGTCATGATGCCATAATTCAATTTTTTCTTTAGGAACACCAAGTTCAAGAAGTTTATAATAGCAGGCAACTGAATCTTTACCACCTGAAAGAAGAATAACAATCAAATCATAATCTTCCAGGGGAAACAATTCTTTCAGGTAAATCTTTTCAAAATGACTGCTGTCATTCCTTCCTGGAATTCTTGGTTTGATTGATATTCCTTTTCCATATATCGGTGAATCCTTCTTTCCCAAGGTCACTGGTGTGTCAACAGTACAATCTGCATCTTTTATGAATTCCAAAATCATCACCCCTTCTTGAATAATCTGTATTTTTTCTTGTTGATGGTTTTATCTACAATCTTATAATTGAATGTCTTCACCATCTGCCTGCTGAACTCAATCTTGGACAGTGCTTGCAAACTTTCCGCAAGACAGAATTCCTTGTATCTATCATAAACACTGGATGTTGGTTCATTTTCAATTTCAAAATCTTCATCTTCACAATCTTTTACAAACATTAAAAGTGGATTGTTTCTTTCTTCATATTCTTCCAGTTCCTGCTGCATTGCTTCTGATGTTGTGAAGTTTCTTGTTTCAAGAACCCTTTTCAATCCCTTGATTCCAAGTTGAATCAGATATTCCATGGATTCCTGACCTTTCAAGTCATCTTCAATAGTTGGTTTGAAATTTGGGTCATCAGACTTGAATTTTGCGTTAAATGGAACAATGACAAGTCTTCTCATGATTGCCTGGGAATCAGACCCTTTTCCCATTCTTGGAATGCTGTTTGCTGAAAACAGCAGCTTGCAGAATGGCTTGAAGTCAAATTTGGGCTGTCCTTTCTGCTCTGCATCAATGGTTTCACCAGTAACAATTTTTTTGAAGACCGCTGTGTCAGTGACAAATTCATTTGAAATGTCATCACCAATATTTGCCAGTTTTCCAAACATCATGACTGTGCTGAATCTGTCACCCAACTTTTTCAAATCCAGGGATGATATATTCTTTTCAGACATCAGGTTTGAAAGTGTCTTCAAATATGTACTTTTTCCATTGCTTCCAGTTCCTGTCAGTATGAATGCCTTTCCACCTGCAAGTGTGTTTGACCTATACATGCAAGCACCAACGATTTCTTCAAGAAGCAACCTTGTTTTTTCATCCTTGCAAGACACATTGTCAAGCATATTGTCAATCACTTCACTGGATGCCTGCCTGTTGAAATCCCAAGGGATTTTGTTTGTAATTACAACATCAGGTGTAAACTCTGAAAAATTATCTGTCACAACATTATAAAGACCATTCCTGAATGCAATCACACATGCAGGTGCAGCTTTTGTGTTATCCCTGATTAAAATATTCAGGTATGCCATAACTTCCTGTCTTTTTGCCCTGTTCAACTGTGGAAGATGCTGAATCATCACCGATTCAATTTCTTCCTGTCCTGAAACATAGATTCCATCCTTATACATGTGAAGCTGTCCATTCAATCTTATGATGTGATGATTGTTCTTCAAGAACACTGCAAATTTATCAAAAAGGAATGTTGTTCCCTTGTAAAAAATAGGCTTGCTGAATGCTTCATCACGCATTATGACTTCCAGTTCTTCATCTGATAAAGGTTCTTTCAGGACATATTTGTTGATTATCCGCAACACATCCCTTGCTTCTTCCTTTTCAAAATCTGCTGCTTGTAAAGTCAGGATGTAATTAAACAGTGCCTGGTTTCTTCCATCACCTGCATCCATGTCAAGAAATTCTGCATTTCCCCTGACTGGAAGCATCCATTTGGGGATTTCCTGGTAAACTTCACCATCTTCCTGATAAATGTCATAGATGATTTCCCTTTCCTTGCCATCATATTTCAATATTTCATAGGAATTCTTGACACCAACCTTGATGTCTGCTGTCAATCCAATTGCCAACTTGCAATGTGTGAAGCATTTTTCAACCCCTGCATTTGTGAACAAAAAGTGCTTTCCCCTGGTTGTTTCATAGACCCTGCAATTCAACTGCATATCTTCCACAATGTTCATCAACACTTCTGACTGTTCAAAATCATCAATGTCAACCAGGATTGTTTCTTCATCCAAAATCCCTGCAAATTCAGGAAGTGACTGAACTTGTTCATAAGTCTTGAAGTCTGTTCTGTTTTTGAATTTCTCAATGCACTTTTTGTCCTTGGTTTCCACATAACCCTTGAAAAACATCCTTCATCACTTCCTTTGCTCTAAAATTTCCAAGTGTTTCAAGAATAAATCCTTCTGCCTGACACATCTGTTAAAATCAGACATGCATCCTGAATATACCGCCTTGAAATGCTTGTTTTCTTCCTTCAATTCTTCCAGTTCATCCTTGGTCAATCTGACACCATTTGGATGTTTCCTGGATTCAATTATTGCAGTTGTGTCTGCAATCTTTTGTTTATATTCAACAGATTTCTTTCCTGAACTGATTCTTCTTTCTTCCAGTTCCTTCACCTTGTCTTGGAAGAACTGCTGCATTTCCTGCAATATTTCTTCCCTGTGTTCAAAATCCAGGTCAACAACCTTCAACAGTTTTTTCAATCTTCCCTGGGATGTTGGAAAGAATGCATCCATATGAATATTCATTTGTCCATTGTAATATTTGATTTGTATATCCATCACATCACCCCAAAATCTTCCAATCTTTTCTTTGCCATATTCACATACCATTCTTTATCCAGGTATGCAGGACATCTGACATCAGTCATGTTTTCATTAAACATAAAGCAGTGTTCAGGACTTGATGCAATCTTTTCAGGCTTCCCTGTCCTGATTGACACCTTCTTCACCCCTGCATCTGCTTCCCTTGTGGATGCAAACACCCTGATGCATTTTTCCTTTATAGCTTCATCACCATGCAGAATGGTGGAATACTTGCTTGTTATCTTGGTGACCATCTGAAATTCTTTCAGGCTGTCACATGAATTGATGAATCTTTCCACTGGAACACCCTTTGTCATATATTCAACCAATGCATGATTGACAATAGGGAAATCACCATAATCAAGATTTGACAGCTTCTTCACATAAGAACCTTTTGACTTGATGTGTCCATCAGGTGCAATGATGATATAGTTGTTCACATCCTTCTGAAATACTTTTCTGTATTCATCAAATTCCAATGTCAGTCCAGTCCTCTGTTCCCATTCATAAGCAATGTCATCAATCCTGTTGAACCATTCATCTTCATCCTGTCCATCAGGCATCCTTATCAAAATACCATCTGTATTGGACTGAATCAGTTGTGCATAAGGTTCAATGTGTTCTATCAGGTCAAGAAGAAGAATCTGACCATAAACACAAACCTTGTTTGACATCAAAGGGTCAAATAAATCATTGTTTTTGTCCTTCAATACACCATAGGTTGAATTCAACACGATTTTCAGAACCGCCTGCAATGGGTCTTTCTTCTTTTTCAGTTCCAGTCTTTCATGATATATGTCCACAAATTTCTGTGGGTCAGCTATGTTCCTGCTATGCAGGTTGTATCTAATCATCAATGATGGATATAGTGAAGCAACATCCATCATCAGGAAATATCCTTCACCGCTGTATTTTTCCAAAGCACCATGGACACCGCCCCATGCAAAAGTGTGTGGACACCCTGCAACCATCACTGAATATTGATTTTTTTCAGGCTTCTTCTTTCCTGGAACATGTCTGAAATAACATCTGTTATCAGAATTTGAATACCAGTCAAGAACATCCTTGTATTTTTTCACCTGATGTGTGTCAGGGAAGTCAATGTCAAATTCATCATTCCTATCACCCTGTCTGTGTGCATCCAAAATGATTGCAGTCAACTGTGGTTTGGTTTTTGAAATCAAGGACAGGTCAAGTGGTCTTCCTTTGCAGGCAAGTTTCACAAGTTCCAGTCTTCCATTGAATTCTTCCTTTCTTTGCAAGAACACTTCAACAGTCTGTTCCACATCATGAATACAATATTTGACTGTTTCAGCAATTTCTTTTTCTGTCAGTTTCCTGTCAATATCGAATGGAACACCTGTTTCTTTGATGTTGTTTCCCATGCTTCCTTCAAACCATTTCAGTCCTTTGTCCAGGTTCAGCATTACATCATAATTATTCAAGGGAATATTGCGAAGCAGTGAAGAAAATTTCCATCCAGGATTTCCTTTTACAATGATGAAGTCATTGATTCTTTTTGGGTCAAATCCACAAAGGATTCCTTTCAAAATATACTGGTCATAGTGATTTGAATTGAAACCAACCCAAATGTCATTTTTGTTTGCCTGATATAATGCTTCCAGTTCTTCCCTGTTGTTGATGATGACATGCTGCTTCTTTTCATTCATGTCCAGGACAACAACCAACCAGTCATATTTGAAGACTTCAAAGTCATAAAACAGCATTTTCTTCACCTTCCTTTCAATCAGGTATCTTCCCAAGATACATTGATTTCAAAAAAATTTTGCATCCTGGGAAGACCCTTGTTTCAATTACTCAAGAATAAATACATCTGTGATTTCAAAATCACTGAAATCTTTGTTTTTCTTGTTTGCAGTGTACTTCAAACCATATTCAAAGTTTTCTGCAACTGCTTCAAAGATGTCCATAAGTAATTCAGAATACTGCTTGTATGTCTTGAATTCAATGACAGGTGCATCATCCATTTCAGAAACCATCTGACGAAGCATTTCATTGTTGTTATGAATCTGAAATCCCTGGGTTACAACCTGGTTATAAAAAATCATGCTGCCCTTGTATTCCCCATCAGAAACAATCTTGAACCAAATACTGACCATAGGGTCACCCTTCTTGGATGCTTTCAGTTCCATCTGCTGAATTGCAACCTCATAATTGCCATGTGGAACTTCCTTATAATTGCCCTGACCGCCATTTGCAGCAGCTTCTGCAACATCCTTCTGCAATCCTTCTGTGTCAATCTCCTTATCCCATTTGCTGAACATATCCTGTGCCATAATTATTCACCTTTACCTTTCTTAATTGTTTAATGCTGCAACAATAGCTGTTGCCTGTTCTGCTGTGAATCCTGCTTCAATGTGTGCATCAAACAGGATTTTGTTTGTCTTTGCCAGTTTCTTTGCTTCCTGTAATTCATCAGGTTCTTTCTTTGCACCTGTCTTTGACATTGCATCCACCATTGCTGCCTGAATAATTGCTTTCATCATTTCATCCATTAGTTTTCACCCCTTCTTTTTCTAACTCTTGCCTTTGGTTTATTTTCATCTGCATTTTCGTTTGCAGGTGGATTCATTGCTTCTTCAACAGAATGGGATGCAGTGTCTGCATTCTGATTCTGTGCATCCTGCACATCTGATTCCCCCTGTTCTGAATCAGCACCTTCATCCTTCTTGGTTCTGCTTGTCCTGCGTGATGTCCTTTGTGGCTTGTCAGAATCGTCAGATTCAGCCTTTTCTTCAACAGGTGAAGAAGTGTCCACCTTTTCCTTTTCGCTGTCCTGTGGCTTACTGTGGCTTTCCTGTGACCCTGCATTTGCCTGTTCATATACATCCATCAGGGCATCCCATGAAAGTGGAATGGTTGTCTGATTGATTCCCTTTAATCTGCCACCACCAAAAATGACTTCATTTGACTTGAAATTCAATGTCCTGCTGTCATCATCTTCCACAACAACCCTTGCAACAATGTCCACCATTCCTGCAATCTTGTTTGCAATAGCATCCTGGATGTTTGGTGCAATCCTGGTGATATTCTGACCATTCTTCTTGGTGATGTCCTTGGAAACATCTTCATGTGATACAACCACAAGGTTTTCATAGTCCAGGTTGAAAAATCTTCTCATTGTTGACAGGTATTCTGTCTTTATAATATCCCAACCCTTTCCAAAGCCTGAATCAGATTCATGCTGAATTCCAAGTGAATCATACATATAGACCCTGCACATTTCCCTGGTATCTTCAAGAAGGTCAATGATGATTGTCTTGAATCCATTCTGCTTCTTTTCCAGTTCTCCAATGGTGTCCTTGAATACTTCCCATGCAAACTTCCTGTTGGTCATTCTGCCATTGACAGTGACTTCATCCTTAATGCTGACATAAGGCATTGTGACAAACTGGATGTTTCCATCAGTGTTCAGATTCAGCGGATTTGGTGCATCATCAAGCATTGTGGTCTTTCCACTGAATGCAGCACCATAAATCCAAATCTTTCTTTTCTTTGTTTCTGTGATGTTTCTTCTTTCACAACTTGGTAAATTCATATAATCATTTCCTTTCTGACAAAATTCATTATATTCACAATAGTTGCACAACCAACTTTTGCACTTTGGAAATTCCTTTGCTTCCAACATCTTCTTTGTTGAAAGAAGGAAGTTGATGACCTTTTCCTGGTCATACTCAATTTGAACCAGTTTCGGTTCTGCTTTGTTCAGTTCTTCCTGAATCCTCTGTCTGAACTGGAACAGGTTTTCTTTTTTTGACTGCTTGATATTCACCTTGGGAACAAACAGGAAATACATGTTTCTTATGATTTTCCCTGGATTGTTCTTTTCAAAGAAATATTTGTATAAGTGAAGTTGTGGTGAATCCTTGTATTTGCCGACATTGTTTGAATATTTGAAATCATACAAGTCATATACATTTGGGATGACCTGATGCTCACCACCAAGTTTCTGTTCTGTCCTTGCAGGTGCAAGCAGGTCAATGAATCCTATGAAGTCATCATCTTCAATCTTCACTTCATGCATTCCAGGTGGAATCAAAGCTGCTGCCTTTGGAATCATTGCTTCCAGTTTCATTGCTTCATTGATGTGGTTGTCAGTGATGACAGGATATTCCATGAAGTATTCCTGAATAGCTGTTTCCACATTTTTTTCCAATCCTGTGTGCAATGCAGTTCCAACCAATAGGGCATTATCTGCGTTATCAGGTGGAAGTGTTTTCAGTTCTTTGTTATACCGCAAATCATAACGAAATGGACAAGATTCAAAACATTCCACTTTGCTGTGTGATACAATCAATCAACACCACCTTCTTCCTTGAATTTTTGTTCCCATTGAAACCATTTGTGTTTTAGAACTTCATACAGTTCTTTATTGTCAGGATTCTTCACAAGTTTTTGGAACAATCCAAAATCCTTTGGATAAAGAAGAACCGCAAGACCACCTGCTTCATGTATTTTTCGCAAATTATAAATCTGCAATTGTGAAGGTTTTCCATTTGCTGCCTTGACTTCAACAGCCAGGAATTTTCCCTTGCAACATGCCAGGATGTCAGGGATTCCTGATTTTGTATAAGCTGCACCACCCCAATATTTCAAGAACCAACAGTCATTGTCTTTCAGGAAAGTCTTCACCTTGTTTTCAAAGTTTTTTTCTGCTGCCATCTTTCACCTTCTTTCTGAAACTGATGCAAGGATATTCCCTGGAACTTTCAATGCACCATTTCTGTTGTTCACAATCCTTGCAGGTCAGTTCATCAGTCTTTGACTGTGATTCTGACAGATGCTTTGACATCTGATGTCTTTGCATACTTTTCATAAACATCAGGAAGGTCTTTCTTCAATGCCTTGGAATCAATAGTTGTCTTCTTTGTTGGTGCAACATAAGTGACTTTCAAAATGTCATTTTCAAATGACTTGATTCCAAACTGACCCATTGCAGTTTCAAGTGCTGCCCTGACTTCTTTTTCTTTTTCTTCCAGTTCCTTCTTCTGCTTGCTGATTGATGAAATCTGCTGCATGATGGAAAGTGCATTTGAATCCTTGTTGAATTCCTGCAAAGCAGTTTCTTCATCAAACTGTTCTTCACAACCCTGCTGTTCAAGTTCTTCCTTGTCATCATAGTTGCTGCAAGCATGTCCACATGTTTCAAAGTCTTCACAATAATAGCAACAGCAATCCTTTTCACATGTGTTGTCATTCAGTGCCTGTTTACATTTTTTCATTATTGGTCACCATTCCTTTCTTCAATCTGTTTGTTGAATTCTGCCTGATATGTAAGGATGTCATCAACATAAGGTGTTGTGTATATTCCTTTATTCCAAAGAGTTTCAGCACCATCAGCACCCATGTTATAAACCATCAATACCAAGTTTGGTTCTGTATATTCTTCAAACAACTTTCTTAAAACAAATATTCCTGCCCTGATGTTCTGTTCCTTGTCCAAGTAGTCAGTCACACCGATTGTTTCAGTCAACCATTCATGATTCATCTTGTTAATCTGCATCAGTCCATAATCCCCTGATGAACTGATAATGTCAGACCTGAAAGATGATTCTTTTTGCATCAATGCCATGACCAAAGTCCAGTCAATGTCATATCCCTTGCAAAGATAGAAGGTGAACTTTTGTGTTTCTTCATCCAGGTTGCAGTCCAGGGGAATGAATTCATATTCATCACCTGACCAGTCCATTGAAATTTCATCAGTGAAGACCCTTCCATCATATGCACCATAGTGGTTTACCTGCTGCATAATATATTCATTCTTTTCAGAAGTTGTTTGCTTTGAATCCTTGATTCCTGCAACCACCGAACCAATGATTGCACCTATTAGAAGAACCGCCAGGGTAAACAGAATGAATCTTTTCTTTGCAATCTTATTGTGTGTCTGCTGCTTACCCCTGATGACCTTCCTTCCATGCATTGTTGTGTTATCCATCTTTGTTTTCCATCCTTTCATATTCATTGAATAATTCATCTGTGAAGTCTTTCCGCATTTCCAAAGTTTGCAGGATGACTTCTTCAACACTTCCCTTGCACATTAAAATGTAGTAAAAGCAAGGTTGTTCCTGACCGATTCTGTGAATCCTTTTCTTTGACTGTTCAAATAGTTCTGACTTGTCAGTCAGGGTGAAATATATGATTTTGTTTGCCTTTTGCAGATTCAATCCCATTGCACCTGCTTGATACTGAATGAAGGTGATACTGTTATCATAATTTTCATAATTCAACAGTTGTTTCTGACTTCCATTTACTATTGATTGTGGTCTTCCAAGTTCATCTGCAATCTGCACCATTGCAAGATATTCAGCAGTAAAGTTATAGAATACAATCAGCCTGTCCTGTGTGCTTTCCAACAGTTCCCTGAATGCCTGCAACTTGAATTCACTGTATTGACCACAAAGCTGTCTGCAATAAAGTCTTTTTGTAAGTGTGGTATCACCGACCAGTTCAGTTTCATTGACAGTGATGATGCAATTTTTCATAAATTTCCAGTATTCCTTGGATGTTGGAACATATTGTTTGATGAAAGTCTGTTCAGGAAGGTCAAAACATTCTTCTGTCTTCATAAAGACCGCCCCATGCTCACGCAACTTGGATTTCAGTCTGTCAACATTTTTATATGGATTTTCCTTGTCCACAATCTTGTGAACAAAACCACCCATGTCAATCTTTGTCCAGTTCACATATTGTCTGTTGTAGACATCTTCTGAAATATTCCATCCAAGCAGGTGAATCTGTGACCAAAGGTTTTCATATTTTCCTGCTGTTGGTGTACCTGAAAGAAGAATCACATTGTCAGGATGCAGTTGCAGGATAAATTTTGACTGCTTTGCTTTCTGATTCTGAATCAAGGAAGATTCATCAAGCATCAGGGTGAAATTTTTCAAATTCAGAAGGTCTTTTCTTCTCCATGCTAGTTCATAGTTGATGACAAAAACTAATTTTAAACAAGCCGATACATCACACCAATTTATCCTTTGATACTGTTTTTTATCTGTCAGGTCACAAACACTGATGTTCACATAGTTCTGATTAAAATGGTCAATCCAGTCCTGAACCTTTGACTTCTGACAAACAACCAAAATGACAGGTTCATCAAAGGAAAGTGATTTTTCAGAACCAACAAAGGTTTTTCCAAGACCCATGTCCAAATAATATGCAACCTTGTTCAAGTTTTTGGTTTGTTCCAGTGCATCCTGCTGATGTTTGAAAAGTTCCATCTGCATCACCTATCCTTCCACATCAATTCCTGTGATTTCCTTGAAGATGTCCTTGTCAAAGTTTGGAAGTTTTTTAATAATATCTTTTTGTCTATCTGATAGACCATCCCACCACATCTGTCTTCCTGTTTCTTTTTCAATGTGCTTCAAAAATCCACCTGTTATCTGATATTCAGGATGTTCAGTCTTTTCTTCATCTGTCATGTCATCTTCCCAAATCCAAGAAAGAACATTTGAAGGAACATTCATCAGAATGTATTTTGCATCAGAATTCAACCAATCCTGATATGTCCAATCAGAAGGTTTGTTGAAAAGAAAAATCTTTGGTGATTCAGTATTGAAACAACCATTTGAAAAACAAGTCTTGTTCCAATCACCGCTGTTCCAATCACCGCTGTTCCTGTTACCGCTGTTCCTGTTACCGCTGTTCCTGTTACCGCTGTTCCTGTTACCGCTGTTCCTGTTACCGCTGTTCCAATCACCGCTGTTCCAATCACCGCTGTTCCTGTTACCGCTGTTCCAATCACCGCTGTTCCAATCACCGCTGTTCCTGTTACCGCTGTTCCAATCACCGCTGTTCCTGTTACCGCTGTTCCAATCACCGCTGTTCCTGTTACCGCTGTTGCAAAGACCAGTGCAGGCTTTTCCTATGTTCACCAAGTCAAGCACTTCCTGCCAGGTGATTTCCCTGATAATATGAAGTTTGTTAGTGCAGCACTTGCTGTCATCATCTTGGGTGTCAATGTCACCAAGTGCTTCCACTTCTGCAACCTTATTGTCAGGATTGAAGTCATAATACTTGAAACAATCTGCTGCCTTTGTGCAGAAATGAAATCCCCTGTCACAACAAACTGGTGTCACATTTTCTTCAAATGTCTTTCCTACTTCAAACTGGAATCCTCTGCATGTCCAGTCAGGCTTGAAAACTTTATATCCTTTCATCATCCCACCTCTATTCCTGTTATTTCTTCAAATTTTTGTTTTGTTATCACATAAGTCCATTGACCTGACATTTTAACTGCCATACCAAACTTCAATGTTCCTTGTTGCAATCCGATTCTAACAAACTGTTCAGATGCACCAAGAAGAAATGCAGCTTCTGCAACTGAAAGTCTGTTGTCAGGTCTTCTGTTCCAATCCGTCATCTTGATTCGCCCCTTCCAACTGGATTTTGAAAACTGCCGATATTGCCTTTATTAAGATTTCTGTTTTTCTGTAATCAGGAATTACAGAAAAGTCCTTAAAGGGTTCTTCTTTTCGGTTTGCAATATTTATAATTTCTTTCTTTGCTTGCACTAGTGGAAACAGACAAGCACTGCAAAAATCATCTTCAATTGTCCTCTGTCTAGGTTCTTCTTTCTCCCATGTCATATCAATCGCCCCCTATCCTTTTCACGCCTGCCTGGTAAATGATGAAGTCCTCATAAGTCGGTTTTCTACGTCCTCTGCCTTTCGGCTGTGAATAAATATAATCAATCATGTCAAATACATCATGCAATGAGGTATCTTCTGGTTTTATGAAACAGTCAGGAAGCGTTACACCGAACTGTTCGCATATTTCCTTGACCGCTGTTGCAATCTCCGTTGGTGAAGACTGCTGTTCCTTCATTGTCTCCCTTGTAACCTTAATAAGGTTCACCACTTCGCCGAGGCTTGCCGACTTTGGTGCATATCCAGGTGCCTCGTAACGCCCTGCCTTCCTGATTGCAGGCAATACCTCGCTTGTCACCCAATGCTTGAACTTTCTAAGTTTGGAAATTCTTTCATTGATGAGGGTGTCATTTTGTGACACACCCTTTGCTTTTTGTGGTTGCATATAAAACAACAACGAATACAACCCTGATTCATTGATAATGACCATGTTCTGCATACCACCGAGAGTTGCAATTTGTGATACACTCTTTTCATCTTCATCCAACCTTGCTAAACTTCTTCTATAATTCGTGTCACCAAAATATTCTGCAATGTCCTTTCCGACAAACCAAGGGTCACCATCAATGGTTAATGTCCTTATACTTCCAAACTCTGTGTTATTGAATATCTGTATTTCATTCATCTTATTTACTCCCTTCTTCTAAGAAATAAGTAACAGGTACATTGAAGTAATCAGCAATTTTCTGAATCTTATCAACTTTCGGTATATACTTTCCTTGCTTCCACATTGACAGTGTAGATGTTGCAACACCTGTCACATTACTAACTTGATAAGCAGTTACATTTTTGTCATTACATAATTCATCAAACTTTTTGTAAGAAAACATTTAATCACCACCTTCTAAGAAATCTTATTGACATACCTAAGTTTTCTTAGTATAATAGTTTTGTGAACAATTTTTATATTAAGAAACTTATTATGCCATTATTTTTTTCGCTTAGTTTTCTTAGCGATATAGACATACTAGCATAGTTTTCTTAGTGTGTCAATACTAATTCGCTAATTTTTCTAAGTTATTTGGTGTATGGTTTCAGAAAGTAGGTGAAAGCATGTATGAAATATTTGAAAAATTACTAAAAGAAAGGGGGGTGTCAGCTTATCGGGTCGCACAGGAAACTGGTGTATCTACTGCTACTCTGACTAGTTGGAAACAAGGGAAATATATACCAAAACCTGAAAAACTCCAAAAAATTGCGGATTATTTTGGGGTTCAGTTGGAATATCTTACTGGTGCATCCGAATTTAAGACCAAGGAAGACTTGTTCCAACATTTTAGTTCCACTAATGATGAAAATGCCTTGGCATCAGATGTATTCAGACTGGAAAGGGGATTGAAAATTCCAGTCCTTGGGGAAGTTGCAGCAGGGCAGCCAAGATATGCTGATGAAAACGTGATAGGGCATGAGGAAATATCAGAAGAGCTTTCGATAACAGGTGAATATTTTGGTTTAAGGATTAAAGGTGACTCAATGTCACCAAGGATTTCAGAAGGGGATATTGTCATTGTCAGGCAACAGGATGATGCAGATTCAGGGGATATTGTCATTGCCCTTGTGAATGGTGATTGTGCAACATGCAAGCGATTGATGAAATATGCAGATGGAATCAGTCTGATTTCATTCAATCCTGCTTATAAGCCAATGACATTTACCAATCAGGAAATAGAAAGCAAACCTGTCAGAATTATTGGGAAGGTGGTGGAAGCCCGTCAAAAATACTAAAGTTCAAGATGATTCAAGATGTATTTGCCACATCTTGAACCGCTTAAAATACTTATATATCAAGGCTTTATGAAGTTGAAAGTCAAGATGTTCAAGATGTATTTAACTTATTTATAATCAAAGAGTAAAAAATCATTAAAATTCAATGATTCTCTAAAAATAATTATAATATATAAAACACATCACATCTTGAACTTTTAAGGACTAAAAATTGCTGAAACACCAGTAAAATCAAGGGTTTCAGCCAGTTCAACATGAAAGGAGAAGATTCAAGATGATTGAAAAGAAAAAAGGTGGATTTTTAAAAGGATGTCTGACTGTTATAATTGTATTTTTTATAATATGTGCTGCACTTGGTATTATTATGTCACTTACAATGGATAAGGCAACAAATAATAAATCAGAATCAGTGATGATTATTGAAGATGTTGAACAGTTTAGCAGAATCAGTGTAGAGGAACTAAAAAACATTATGGGTGAACCTGTGTCAGAAGAATCCTGGACAAATAAAACCAGTAAAGGTGATTTTCAATTTACCACACTTTCTTATGATAAAGATTCAAACCACTATGAATTTATTATTGCTGATAATTCTGTTATAAGATTGTCAATTTATTCAGATAACTACTGGAATAAAAGTGGCGATAGATTTTTAATCAATGGTGAAAAATCAGATATTTGTAAATCATTTAACATCACATTAGGTGACAATGCAAAGAAAACTGCTGGCACTAATTATGCTTATACACTTTCACCAGTAAATAACAAGATTGCAATGTTTGATGTTCAAGACATAGATGGTGAAACTTATGGTTTTGTGAAAATAACATATAATTTGAATTATTTTGATTAAAAAATTCCCCCGACCGCTACCAACAGCCAGGGGAAAAGGATGGAAACCATATCAGATGGATGAAATGGTCACCAAAAACACCAATATAATTATACCATTTCATCCTGAAAAAAGAAAGGATGATGGTCATGAAATTACCAAATAAATATGGTTCAGTTTACAAGCTGTCAGGGAAAAGAAGGAATCCTTGGGCAGCCAGGAAGACTGTTGGATGGAAACAGATTCCTGAAAAGAAAAAATCATATCCAATTTATGAATTTATAGGATATTATCCAACCAGGGCAGAAGCACTTCAAGCACTTGCAGCATACAATGAAGACCCTTATGACCTGCACCTGGACACCATTACATTTGAAGAAGTTTATGATAAGTGGTCTGA